CCGCCCCTGGCAGATGCAGAGCGTTGAGCGCGGTTGGGCATTTGAGGATAGCCAGCAAGAGCAGGCTCGCGGATGGCAGGTAGAGGACTTCCAGCGGAGTATCGGACGACAGCAGCGTGACCGGGACATTTCTCGGGCGTTCCAGGCTCAGATGACGGCGATGCAGCGCGGATGGCAAGCCTCCGATATGGCACGGTCACAAGCCTGGGCGATGGAAGATTATCAGAAGAACGTAGCACGGGCCTGGGATGACTTCGCCAAGATGGAGCGCCGAGGCCGCGAGGACATGGAGAGGTCAGAGCGCCGAGGCCGCGAAGATTTGCTCAAGGCCGAGACAAGGGGCAGGGAAGACCTGGACAAGTCTCGGGACAGGGCCCTAGAGGACTTCAACCGTAACCGTATTCGCTCAGAGGTGGATTTCTGGGAGCAAGCCAAGCGGATGCAGATAGACTCTGCCAAGCAGATATTTGACTACAAGAATCGCCTGGCCACCGACCCCATCTTGTCTTCTTCGGGAATTGGCATGAACCTGGCCGACAAGATTAACCAGTTCCGCCAGCAACTCAAAGACCTGGACGTTCTTCGGAGCATGGGCCTGTCTTCAGAGGCCATCATTCATCTGGGCCTGAACGAACCCCAAAATGCCCAACAAGTGCGGCGACTGGTTCAAGACTTCCAGAGCGGAATTGGCCCGTCTATTACCCAGATGAATGCCCTAATAAATGAGACCTTGGACTTGTCCAAGTCCTTCCAGATGGACATAGACAGTTCCTTCGTAACTCGCACCCTGGCTGACTTCGAGAAGCAGTGGGCGCGTGCGGCAGAGGACTTTGACCGTCAGTGGTACGAGAGGGCCGAAGAAGACTTCCGGCTCTCCTTAGACCGCCGGAATGAGGACTTTGAACTTTCCCTGCTCCGTCAGGCGGAAGACTTTGAGCTGTCTCTAGCCCGTCAGCGAGAGGACTTACTACTAGCGCAGGCACGGCAACTTGAAGATATGCTGACTCAATTTGCTCGCCAGGCGTTGATGATGGCTGAATCCTGGGCGCGGGACGACCAGATGCGTGCGATGCAGTATGCGCATGAGGATGCCATGTTCGCTCAGCATATCGCTGACCAGGAAGAGGACATGGCGCGCTCCTGGGAGCGGGAAGACCTGCTCAAAGAGCAGCGCCGCGCTCATCAACTGGACGAGATGCGGATTGCTTGGGAGCAGGAAGACCAGCTCCGTCAGATGCAGCGTGACTTCGAGGACCAGATGCAACTTGAGCACTGGGCCCACGAAGACGCGATGCAAGACCAGCAGTGGGCTTGGGAAGATGAGCGCCGTCGTATTCAGTTCGAGCGCGAGGACATTCAGTTCGCTGAGAATCTGCGTCGCCAGCGGGAACAGCTTGACCTACACTTCCAGCAGATGCGCGAGGACTGGGCTGCGCAGGATGAGTATGACGCAGCGATGCGCGCACAGAGGCGTGCGGATGCTATTGAGGATATCCACTTAGGCATAGCTGAGGCTAGAGAGGCGTATCTATTTGAGATTCTAAACAGCATGACTGACATAAATGGCGAGCTGTATGCCGGTCTCTTGGTAACTGAAGGCATTGTCCAGCAACATAAGACAGCTATGGCTACCAGTAATCAAGAGGTAATTAACTCTATGGAAAACGTAGAGTATGTTGCTAAGAGGTCATATGGTAATTACATCCCAGATGCCCTAGATACTACCAATAAGGCTATTGGAACGGTAACTACCGCGTCGGTAACTAATCTGGACGGACTGACTACCAAGTTTAAGACCGTGGACCAGGCTGTTGAACATGTAAAGACTAATGGATATAAAAATTTTGTATCTGACCCTAATAGCTTCTTAAACTCCATTGAAAAGATTATCAGTGGCTCTGATAATGCCAATAAACTAATGACAGGACCCCTGGGATATTTCCCGTCTATTGCTGCATCTGTAGAGAAGACGGCATCTACGGTAAAGACTGAGGCTAATCAGACGATTATTCCAGCTTTCAATGACGTAGCTACCTCAGGTAAGAATGACCTAGAAACTCCCTTAACTGGATCATTCACAGAGGTAAGTACAGGATTTTCTTCAATGGCTACGTCCATTCAAGACACTGCTTCAGGCTCTGGGGAGAGTATTTCTCAAACTTTTTCTGGCTTGGCTGCTGCTGCTGAGACTAACCTAAGAGACCCTCTAGTTAATGCTCCTGGGGTATTCCCTGACATTATCTCGGGATTTGAGGACCTAGCCCAGGACATTCATAATGCCGTAAATAATGATACCAATGGAATCCTCTTATCATTTGATACTACTAGGAATGACGCAACGGATACCCGAGACTCCCTAGTAGGTACTGACTCAAACTCTGGGCTGTTTGGAAACATAGTTAGCGGTGGAAAGACCCTAGCCACGGAAAACAACTCTAGTTTCAATGCCGTTGGTGGGACAATCCTTAATGCGGCTCAACAATCCGTAAATGCCCTTAACTCCATCGGAAATGCTTTCCAAGCATTTGCTAGCTCTCTGAGTGCTTTTGGGGTATCCATTCCAATGTCCTTTGGGGCGGTCACGGCTCCTGGCGGATTCAATGCCTATGCGTACGCAGAGGGTGGCGTCATGCCTGGGTACTCCCCAGGACAGGACATCCACACGTTCGTCTCCCCGACCGGTGGCACTCTCCATCTCTCGGGTGGCGAGGCTGTAATGCGCCCAGAGTGGACGGCTGCCATTGGAGGCAAGACCGCTGTGGACAAGATGAACGCCGACGCTCGCGCTGGCCGTCCGATTGAGCTTCCAGAGCAGAGGTTTGCTAGTGGAGGGGTATCCTACTTCCTCAAAGACTGGATTGAGTCGCGAGCAAGCGTTAGTGCATCTGCCGGAGTGGTGGATAGAAATGTGGCAGGTACTAACACTAAATCTCAACATGCTTATGGGAATGCGGTAGACATATGGGGCTCTCAATCTAACTTAGAACGAGCCTTTGATATTATTCTAGGCAGTTGGTCGCCCTATGAATTGCTGTATCACTATAAAGGTTTTTACTCAAACGGTCGGCCTTACACTCCCGCGCCTACCAGCTCAGCGGCTCTGCATCACTATGACCATATCCACTGGTCACAACAACCTGGAGACATCCCTGGAATGGGTATCGGTACGGGAGGAAATAATCCGGGTAGTGGCTCAAGCGGCGGCTCAGGCGGCGGCTACTGGATGAACAACTACACCGGTCCTGAGATGAGTGACTATGATGACCTGTTTGGCCCGTTCAAGGATAGTGTGAGAGACCAGTTCAATAACACTATCCACTGGCCGCATACCGATACCCTTATGGACACTTCTTTCGCATTTGAAGAAGCCCTGCGCGAGCAGGTTGAGCGTGAGATTGAACTCATGCGGGAAGCCGCTCGGGTATGGATTCCTGGGTACGGGGGTAACTACTCTAGTGGAGGCTCTGGTAGCAGCTCCTCCTCGACGTCTTCGTCCCCGTCGTCAAACTGCACACACACCTACCCCAATGGTTCTAATCAGTGCTCTCGCTGCGGTTCCATGAAAGCTCCTGCGGCGTCTCCACAGCCTCAGAACTGGTGCAACACCCACAGCAAGCCCAAGCCTTGTGCCTCCTGTAACAAGCCCTCAGTATCCTGCGCCCATACCTACATGGGAGGTTCCAAGCAGTGCTCCAGGTGCGGCCAGTACAAGGCTGACGGCGGAGTTCTTGACTTCAACAGCTATGTCACTGGCGGTCGAGTGTCCGGTCCCGATGCTCAAAAACTGTCGGAGGACAACACATTCGCCCATCTCCAGACAGGCGAATATGTCATCCCCCGAAACTCGGTTCAGTACTATGGTGAGTCTCTGTTTGATGACCTGCGCGCTCGCAGGGTTCCGGCCACTATGTTCGACAATCCGCGCGGTGCCTATGTTCCGGCCGATGGAGGCGGTACTTGTACTCATGGCCAAAGCCAGAACATTGACAAGTCCACCAACTTCACTGGGAACATCACCGTCCAAGCGTCTGACCCCAATGAGATGGCACGGAAACTCGCAGAACAGGCTAGACTTAAGGCATTAGTCCGTAACTAGGAGCATGATGTCTACAGCCTTAAACACCCTCTCCCTCAAGATTTCGACCGGAGGCACCTGGTTGGAACTTGAGGGAGGGGCGTATGAACTAACCGCCAACACCTTTGCCCAGGTTCAACAATCCTGGCGCAAGGTGGAGGCGGAGTCCCCTCTCTACGATGGCACATACCAGACCCATGCCACCAAGGGCAATGTCATGGAGACCGTGGAGATTCGCGTACGCGCTGATAACCTGCCACAACTCTATGCCCTGGTCGAGACCATTGTTAGGGCCTTTGAGCAGCCCACTTATTTATTGGTAAAAGAGGTGGGCGGATATGCCGAGACTTGGACGTGCTTCACGGCTGAGTACTCCATTGACATTGGGCATGTACACCTACACACCGCTATGGCTACCTTGAGCTTCCAGGTGCCTAGGTTGCCCTAATGAACATGCTGAGACCCATTCACGAAGTGGCCCTCATACCAGAGAGGGCACCAGTCTTTGAGGGCATCCCTAACCCTGCCTCCCTCTGGATGGAGATACCCTTCCTTGCGATGGCTCAGGGAATGTCAGGACGTGTCTCTAGGCCCCGGCCCCATACCATCACGGAACAGCTCAATTCAAAGTACCGATGGCTGGCTACTGACCGAGTGGCTAGTTCATGGGGCAGTATCCTAGACAATATCGCCTTTACTCCCATCAGTTCTACGGAGCCCTTGAGCACTTTGGAGTATACCTACATGCTGGGGCTTGAGACGGTCCACGCCCCCGTGGTTCGCACCCCTCCGGGGGGGCTGGCGCTGAGTTCAACTCCTGACCATACTTCTTTTACCTTGTCTATGGTGATGTACGTTCACTCGGGCATAGTACTGATGGAGGGAAATGGCATCACCCTACGCTACCGTCAGAACATGGAATGGGTAGCAGGGGGAGGCATTGCGAGCACTGCCCTAGCCAGGCCCATAGCGGACTGTATGCCACTTGTAGTCACCGTAACGGGGTCAATGACGGACCGTCGCATATCTCTGACCTCTTCAAGCAGTCCTCACATATTCAATACCATGAGTAATGTACAGACCCATAGTTGGATTGGCACTGACTTTAAGTTGGGAGTAGATTCATCCCTATCTCTGTTGGACATCTGTTATTGGGATGAAGTACTGCCTCAGAGTACAATAGATGCCAACCACCTTTTGTTCTTCTCTGTTCATGGGACTTCTTAATGACTATTTCAACGCGCTATGGCTCCTCTGGGTACTTTAGGCTAACTGCTACTCCTCCGGGAGGTGAGGCGGTAGACATCACCATAGTACGCGGGATGCCTACTCAGTTGGTATCTTGGGGGTTTGCCGATCCTTTCGGCCCCTCTACCCTACAGATTGACCTACCCCACATTTCCATTCTTGATACTGCGGGAGAGGGCGACTTGAAGTGGCTGGTGGCAGATTCCAACATTGACCTGCGTTGGTTTGACCTAGTTGAGGGTGTACCTGCGCTCAATCCCACCTGGGCGTGGGAGGGCTACATAGCATCCTCTGACATACGCACTATGGGGCGCTCGGTGTCGTGTAAGGGCGCGCTGTATCAAAATGACCACATACAGGCCAAGCCCCGCTATCCAACTCGGCCCTACACCTACGAGCGGTTGATTCAGGACATGCTCGACCCTGACCTGACCCCTAGCTTGCGTACGAAGCGTCTTATGATTGAATGGCCCGAAGAGTGGCACCTACAAGCAGGGGTCACGTCGGTCATTCCCGGCACAGGGGAGGCAGCGGCTCACTGGTGGCTGCGTCCCTATGCCCAGCGTCGTGCTGACGGTACGCTGGACAGCGTGTTGGACCTCCAGGGGGGTTTCAACTGGACAGGGCTCACTACGCGGGATACGGGCAACTGGAACCCCGTAACCGCGTTCATTCAGCAGAAGTTAGAGCTGATGCAGACCCCCTCAGGAGGCCGCTGGACTATCGAACTGACTCCTGGTCGCAAGCCCATAATGAAGACTCGGGAGATTCTTTACACCCCTACTGATGACATGCTAATGGTGTATGCGGGTGCTCCTGGGGTGGACATCAATATCTCCGAGGACCACACACAATCGGCTAACGTAATTTATGGCTCTGGACGCGCCCTAGACGGCACTACGTTCACGGGTGCGATGGGCATAGACGCCAAGGGCGAAGCCACCTTTGAGCCGGACGCCGCACTTGGTTTTACTGACCCGAACCATGAGATGTATCGTCCAGAGGTTCTTCGCAAGGAGTTGCGACTCACCTTTGAACAGGGAATTGGAAAGGACGTGGCCGCTGAGGTAGCGCATCACCGCCTACGGCTGCTCAGTTCCCCCGGCTACACGGGAACCGTGACTCTAACCTCAGACCCCGTTACCGTAGGGAGTCTTGAGCCTTATAACAGACTGCTTCTTACCCCTGGGGATTCAATGATGATTAGGGGACTGGACGGCAAGGACATCATAGTAGGCATTAGTGAAGTGAATGTCTCCTTTGACTCGCTCAGTGTATCCCTGACCGTGGACTCCAAGTTCCGTTCGGCCTTGACCGTCTCTGAGATTCAGGCACGCACACGGGATGCCCTAGACCCGGTGAGACTGCTACATACGGGTAAGGACCAACTGACCATTGAAGACTTGCTAGTTCCGTGGAACTACGCGGAGGGGTCGGGCTGTATGCCAGAAATGGCCCATAGCATCTTTAAGCAAGCCCTACCCTCGGACAAGTTCCCTTACACCGACCTAACTAAGCGGTACCCGCCTAGCATGTACGAGCATAGCTACATCAAGATTCCCGCCCGAACTCGCTGGGCCTCGGACTCTTGGGCCGTGTACGACCTACACACGCATGACCCCCACAGCCGAGGGGAGGCGTATCCAATTCGACTATCTCAGGCGGGCACTATTCGCTTGAGTGAGTTCGTTTTGGTGGATGCCCTTGGAGAGCCCCTACATAAGGAGTTCCACGTCGGAATCTATGCTACTGGAGTAAGCCGCGTGGATATGCCCATTCTCCCCGCTGGGATAACCGTGCCGGGCACTCCCCCGTGGGTAGGGCATGAGATACCTCCCATCTGCCCTGAGTGCCGTTGGGCCCACTTTGAGGACATGCCACACGAATCCCCCGCGTTTGCCAATCGTTATCCGTTTTTCCCGATGGCATGGCAGAGTGTCACTCCAGAGGGCGTGGACCCCTCCCTGGACGTTCAGCAGAATACGTCTACGGTGGCGCCCATCATCGCATGGGGCACCTACTACCAGCGTCCTGGGTATTGGCCTGGTGCCTATTCTCCCACGGCAACTCCCACGGGGCGCTACAGAGATGAGACCACCTGGAGTTACAATGCCCAGTACCCTGATTTCGACCCCAGGAAGTCGGCAGATGAGCAGCACCCCATAACGGCGGGCCGTTTCTGGGTTATGGTATTCTGTGATACAGATAAGGATGCCTACCTGCTAGGCCGTTTCTACCGTCAGGAGCCTCAATGATTGGAAGCCCAAGCGCTACCTTAGCCGAAGAATTACTGGGAGTGATTCGTAACAAGAATCTATATCTCTCACTCCACAACTCTGACCCCTTGATTAACGGTGCGCTGACCTCAGAGATTTCGGGTGGCGGATATGTGCGGTCTCTGGTGACATTTACTGCTCCTGCCTTGTCGTCCATGTTCCTTGACAAGAACATCACATTTACCAACCTGCCCGCTACTGAGGTTACGCACGCTGGCTTGTGGTCATCCGCTACTAGCGGGGTTCTAATAGTGTCCATTCCAATTAAGCGTATTACGCTCCAGGGTGGGCAGTCTCTCACGTTCCCTGAAAGAGACATAGTAGTGTCTTTTACTCCCATCATTGCTCCTCAAATTGAGGTGACGTCTACGGAGTTAATCTCAAAATATCAAAGGCTTATAGTACAGGGCAATACGGCCAATAGGGCGGCAGAGCTGGAATTAAGGGCTACCCTCGATAGCCTGATGAACGTGGATAGATTGTTGATAGCCCTAGAGAAGTGTCACTCCATCAATGTCAATCTAAACCAAAAAACCAAAGAGTTAGACGCTGAATCTCAGGTCAGTCTAATGTATGACCTGGAGGAACTAGCAAGGCAAGTAGACCTAGCTCGCTCTCTAGCAGGCCTGTTAGAGCCTGTCAGAAACGAGTTACTCGCAGCCGTTCAGGGTTTAGTTCAGATTGACACAGCCTAAGTCCTGAGCAGTACCCCACCCCAGACGCCATATTCCTTGCCCTCTACGCCCTCTTTCAGGCACTCCATCTGTACTGGGCATTGTCGGCAAAATGCCTCAATGACTTTGGGGGGCTCCTTAACTCGCACATCGGGGAAAAAGTCCTCTGCCACAGCGGCGGACTTCCCCGCTACTCCTTGACAAGTAGCACGCTCTTTCCAATCAGAATTAGGCATATCTAAGTGTAACTCTGAAAATGGACACAAAAAAAGGCCCTGGCCCCCAGAGTACCATTTAAGGTACTCCGGGGGCCGGGGAGTTGGGGTTAGTTGTTGTCGTGCTCGTCAATGAGCGACTTGAGCCAATTCAAGACTTCGCTATCCTCGGGCAAGTCCCGTAGTTTCTCGTCAATGTTAATGACCTTGACGCCGATGTCGGGTTCGCACTCGCCAAAGGCCTTGTCCCCTAGAAGCGCGGTCAGTTTCTCGTGGAGTCGGTCTTGAGTGTCCTCTTGGCCGAACTCGGTCATTTTCTCATTGACCCAGTCCTTGACCACGGGGCGCAGTTCCTCGACGTGGCTCACCAGGTGACTTGCAGTCTTGAACGCTCCCGACTCGATGGCGGCATCCATGACGGCATAGGCGTACAGGGCGGCGACGGCTTTCTTCAAGTCGTCATGGCCCTCAACCTCTAGGAAAGTTGCCGACAGAACGGAGGTGGCCAGTGAGGCGAGGTCGGTGTGGAAATCCCTCTTACCGTCCTCTTCGCGGTCAATGTAGTTTCCCTGTTCCATGAAGAGGTCCTCAGATTCCGACTCTGGAGCGGTCTCTGGAGCGGACTTAAACTTGATGGGAGGGGTGGACAGGCTCTCGCTGATCTTGGAGAGCAGCTCCTCTAGAGCTTTGTTATAGTTGTTACTCATCATCTTGACTTTCTGTGTCTTGACCCAGGGCTTCCCTGAGTTCTGCTTTTGCTTGTGCTTCTGCGGCCTCGCGCTCGGCGCGCTTGGCCTGGATACGAGCTTTCATATCCTCATCACCCTTGGCTGCGGCAGCACGCTCCGCACGGGCAGCGTCCTCCTCCTCTCCGTAGGTTTTCACTGGGTGTTCCTCGATGGCTTTCTCCACCGAAGCATGTAGCAGGCCCTGAAGCTCATCCCTGAGTTCCTTGGCCTTGTCAAAGTCACCCTCCTCGACCGCCTTGAGGATGGCGTTCTCAACGGCGGTGCGCTTGGTTGGGTGTTTCTTACGTGCCGCAGGAATCAAATCCTCGGCAACCTTGATGTGACCCTGGGCCTTTTCAAGCGCCTGGGTGATTTCAGTGATTTCGTTCGCGTCCAGGTGCGAGTAGTTGCGACCTTTCATGCGAACCTTGACAATCAGGTCCTCAATATCGGCAATGAGTACCTGGAAAGCGCTGCGCCTTTCCTTAGCCATGATGGCTGTGTCCTTTCTCGGGAACTTCGCCCGAAATGTATGTTTTGTTGGGGGTCTCGGAGTCTCCTTCAAACACCGAGATTCTAACTGCTTGTCCTTTCTTTAGATTGTTGGGAAGGATTTTGTGAAGCAAGTTAAGCCAAAAATTCTTGAACTTGACAATGTTGTGGTCGTCCCAAAGTTCGACCTCTATGGTGATGTGGCATTTTGCCACGGCATTTCCTCCTTAAATGCGTAAGGGTCAGTGAGGGAGCCGTCGTCATTGACCTGCCGCAAGCGACGCGGAGTGTCATAGAGAGGGCTCACTTTCTCGGCCATGAGTGTGTTCTTCACCTCTTCTCGATAGGCGCGATACCGCAGTAGAATGACCTCTGCGGACTCCTTCATCGTGTTGCGCTGCCTGATGAGCAGGTCGGTGTGTTTCTCGCTCTCCCCAGCGGCAAATAGCATCTGGAGGGCGACGTCCACCTTGGCGACGTTGGCCATTAGGCGAATGTACTCGACCCGCATGTTAGCGGCGAGTTGGGCATAGTCAACGACTTTGATGTCCTTAGCTGGTTGCTGTGTCATTTTTACCTCTCCTTATGGCCTGGTCAACGGCCATAGTCATTAGGGCAATGTCAGCCGTTTCCTTGGCCCACTTTAAGACGGGCTCAAGGGCTGCAGACATGGACTCAAGTGCGATGACTCGCACTTCTTTGGGCACCTCTTCGCTGATGGCGATTGAGTATCCTTGAACCCAGTGAGAAGCCTTGGCCATCATTTCAAGGTCATGGTCGGATAGGTCTTTTGGATGCCTTATGTTCCATAGACCGTTGAGCGCCGCAGTGATTACCTGTAGCGTTGAATTTGCTGCCTCGGCAAACTGTACGTCAATCTTGGGGGTGTCCATCATTTTCTCCTTGATTTGATTCCCCACACAATGAGTAGTGTGGGTAGGGTTAGGGCCCATGTGATTACAACAGCGTGAAATAACTCCATTGAGTTCCTTTCGTGAAAAAGCCCGGTCAAGGATACCAACACTATCCTTGACCGGGCTTGCTTGATTACCGCTGGGTAGTATCTACCCAAACGGTCTTGATGAACGGAGGGGGTTCTTGAACCCAACGGTTATTCCTGCCTCCGTGAACAATGCCAACGGCTATGACTTCCTTACCTTGAACCGGCTTATCCGGCCAGGGGGTTTCCATATCCGTGAACACCAGTACGATATTGGACTCTTTGCGTGCTGCGTCAATTCCAACTCGCATATCGGTTCCGCCGCCGCCTCTGAGCTTGATGCTCTTGACATCCCAGGTGCTACCCTGGACATGGGCTGCGGAGTCTACGGTAATGACCTCCACAGATGCTTGAAGCTGTTTCAGCAACTGATTGGTCAGGGCAAGCGCCATTCCCAGGTCTTTCTCGGACATTGACCCCGAAGTGTCAATTACTAAAGTGACTTTGGGGATGGCCTCTACAAGGCCGGGGTAGAGAATGTCATCCTCCCCGGCCATGTAGGCTTGGTTCGGCCTGGCGTACGAATAGTCAGTCACACCGCGCACGTACTCGACGGCGCGGGTGATGGCTGACTTAAGGTACTTCTGCCAGGGAATCGGCGGCGGGGCGAGAATCTTCTCTGCCTCGCGCAGCCACTCAGCGGGCATCGTTCCACGGCTCTTTTCAGCCGCTTCCTTGATATCCTCGGCAACCTTGCGGCGCATGAACTCTTGGGTCTGCTCTGAGAACTCTTGGCCCTCGGTTTCCCAATCCTCCTTTTTGCCTGAGATGCCGGAGCCGGTGGGTAGGCTTCCTCCTCCCCCACTTTCATCAGGACTGGGGGAGTTGTCTCCCGGTTTCTCCCTTAGGATGAGAGAGTAGTAATCCTCGATGATGCCGTGGTTTTTAGCCTTTGGCAACATGCGGATTCCGTCAGCGGCCAGTTCCTGTGGGCCGTCCCTCTCAGCCGTGGTGTCACGTCCCTCGGGGAACTCATAGCCCTCAGAGAGCATGTCGTCGTTGGTCTCCCAGGCGGAGGCCGTGAGCCACGCCTCTTTGTCGTCAGCCGTCTTGCCACGCATCCCGTGGCGGCGAAGCCAGCGGTAGACCAGGCCCCCGAGTTCGGTGACGGTCTGCGCTGGTGTCCAATTCATCAGCAGTTCGGGGTCAATGTAGATTTCTCCTCCGTCTCCCAAACCATCGGTGCCGAGATTGTCCACCATGTAGATGGGCGCCCTCAGCAGGAAGTACGCCAGGAACGGGAATCCCTTACCAGAAATGGCCCGGATTTTGATGTCCGAGATTTTGTCCTGCTCTGCCGGGGTTGGCAGTCTGGCAGCCTCCGGCTTGATGTTCAGTTCGGTAGGAGCGTCCGACAACTGGAGATTGTCGTCCTCATCAAAGAGGTAGGCGGGCATTACCAGCGCCTCCTGCTACGGTTGCCCTCCCACGGATACCCGCCGAGAGAGCCAATCAACATCCGCCCGTACCGGGATGATTCGGCCTCTGAATCATAGCGTGAACCATACATATTGTCGTTTGCCATCGGGTCCTCTAGGAACTTTGCTATCAGGTTCCAATTCGTAAACTCCTCTGGCAAGCCCTCCGAGAGCTTGGCTATCTCAGCCTCCAGTTCGCGCAGCTTTCCACGCAGGGCAATCAAATCATGGTCGGAGATATTGAGCTTCTCAGGGTTTGACCAGCCATACCCAGGAAGTGACTCCTTGATTTTCTCGGCCTGTGACGTCTTGGCGGCGAGTTCAACGATGGGCAGTTTGGCTACCTGCTCCTTCAAGAACTCTGGCCCTTGGAACCACGCCCAGCGGTAGTAGTTCACGCTGTCCTTGCCAGCCATGAGCCGGAACACTTCGGTATTGTCCCACCCGTCTGGGCCATACATTTCCTCGTCCGAGATGAGCAGGGCCGCTTGGTCCTTTTCAACCCCGGCAGAGAATATGCGTTCCCACCTGCTTACGGCATCCTCAGCCGTGAGACTGTGGGCGTGTGCCAGTTCCGCTAGGGTCACGGCGTCGTCCACTGGAATCATTGGAGGGCTGGCTTCTCGTTCACGCTTCCACTTGACAATCCATTGCTTGCGGATGTCCTGGTAGAGGTCTACTGGAATCTTACCCTTTTCAAGGGCAATGCTGACCTTTAGGTTCTTTGTGCGGGCATAGTAGCCTTTCAGCTTTGCTATGTCCAGACCCTCTAGGTCAGCGGCCATTGCCGGGTTTTCCAGAACTGACTGCGTGAGGTTCTTCCCAAGCTTCTTGAACTGGGGAATGTTCGACGGTTTACTGAGTATTGTCTGCATGTCAGTGAAGTTGGCGCTGAGAAGCCAATACACGGGAAGCACGGATAGCCACTCGGTAGTCAGGCCCACGGTGACCAGGGAGGCCAGTAAGCCAGGAGAGTTTCCCAGTTTCACGCTCTTGCTGGCAATCGCGTCGTAGGTGGCAGCAGAGCCCGTGAGAAGTTTCAGCCGGGTCCGTGAGCCCGCGCCGTGGGAAACGGCGCTCCAGAGCTTGGTGCGACTGAGTCTATCCACGCCCTCATACATGCGACGATGAATATCCTCAAGGCGGTCACCCTGTACGTCCCACCTCGTGAGAGGCGCCAGGTCAAACAGTTGTAGCTCGGGATACTGATTTAGTACCTCGTGATAGGCCTCCCAATAGGAGTTCTTAATCTCACGCTCAACAGCTTCTATGTCGCTGCGCTCTTTATCCAACTCCTCAAGCGAGGCGTGTAAGCCCTCATTCAGGGCTACAAGCTTCTCCAAGGCCTCGGGAATGGAATCGCGGTACTCATGGAGTAGCGTATCCTCCAGGTTCAATTCCGGGAGGCTCATCGAAGCACCCTAGCCACGATGTTGTTGTACTCCTTTAGCACGCCCTTGTGGAGCGGGGCCTTGCCCTTGGCTGGACTGGTCATGTAGTCCAGCACCAGGGCGGCCCCCGAATCCTTACTGGTCGTGTGGGCAATGCGCTCGAACACGTCTCCAACCTTGCCGTAGGTCTCTACGCTGGGGTGCTCCTCCATGTGACGGATGAGTTTCATCAGCGCGGCGAACGTGAGTTGGCTGGAGATTCCCTGCCAGTTGAACTTGGGGTCAAGCAGGGTCTCAACTGGCGGAACGGCGAAGCCCTCCCGGAACACCATGAACGTGGACGTTGCCAGTGAGCCAACCTCTGAGGTGAAGATGGCGGCGATGTCGTCCTGGGGCGCGTTGCCCGCTAGGGTGATTGCGTTGTCCCAAGAACGCGGCGAGGGCCAAGGCCCTCCCGCCATTTCAATGGTCTCCGGCACTTGGAGCCGTAGGTCGGAACGGTCACGCAGGAAAGCGGCTACCTGGAGGGCAAGCTCTTCTTCCTGGGGTGTGACGTTTTCCCTGCCCCACCGGCGAACCAGGCCATGAAGAAACTCCTCAATGGTTGGCTTGAAGTGCCAGTGCGACAGGCGGTTTGCCATCGGAGCTACTAGGTCGAACGCAACCAGAGAATCCGTGGACGGGTTCGCCGCCACGATAATCAGCACGTTGAGACCCAGATGATAGCTTCCGATTTCCCGACTCTGGATGATTGTCAGGAAGGCATTTTGGATGGCCGGGGCAGCGGCCCCAAGCTCGTCAATGAACAACACCATCTTTGCCCCAGAATCCGCGCGAGCGGCCCAGTCGGGCGGTGAGGTCAGCGTAAACCGGCGACCCTGTTCATCCGGCACTGAGAGCGACTTCAGTTCCAGAGTCGAGGGGTCTACACGCGGGGCGGCAATGGCCACAAGCTCAGCTTCATTCTCTGAGGCAAGTAGCTCAATGCTGGCCGTCTTACCAGTGCCAGGCTCTCCCCACAGGATGAGTGGGATTCCTTGGCGCCAGCAGGCGTCTGCGATTGTGTGCAGCAGGTGTGTGGACAGGTCGGGTAACGTGGCCAGGTTTGGCATTTGTTAATTTACTCCTTGTCTGATTTCTTGTTTGATGGGATGCCTAGCACGTCGGCTAGGTGGTTGAGCAGGTCGTCGAGACGCCGCGATTCTTGAGCGACGCTCTCTTCGGCCTGTGTGCGGAGTTCCGTGAGCCGCTCGTCAAGGGTCATGCCGAGTAGCTCCGAGGCCAGAGCCTCAAGGGATTGCGCGTACTCTTCCGAAGTCCGGGCAGAGTTCTCACGTCCTTCGACAAAGTCGAAGAGTGGATACTCGAATGACCGAGCGAGGGCGGCTGAAACGATGGCCTCGTCGTGGCTCTCCGCTGTCAGGGTGCGAATCCATGAATAGATGGCGAACGCCGCTGCCTTGTGAATGGCGGGGGCGTCGGGTGAATCCAGCAGGGCGCCTTGTAGGGCACCCGCAATTACTCTGATTGTTTTGACAATTTCCCCAGCTTCGCGGGGACTTACCAGACTGTTGTGTTCCTTGTCCACGATGGACCTTTCTGTGAATGGTGAAGCCCGGCCCCCTGTATTCGTTCGCAGTTCCAGGTTGATATGGAAGAGGGCCGGGCTGATTTATGGTTTAGAAGTTAGGGCTATCCGTTAGAAATCACCTCCAACCTCATCTAGGTACATTGCCAGTCCGACAATATCGCCTGGCTTGACACATTCTTCGATTTCCTCAAGCCACTCAACGTAGGCTTGGTGCGTCGGGTCGTCCTCTGGGAGGGCTTGTGCTTTGAGTTGTCGCATCAGAGACCTGCCGTAGCGCCCCTGGGATGCTGACATCTGACGGTAGAACGCCATGACTTCGTCAGGCTTCATGCCAGCACTCCATCTCTTCGACGATGGCTCTACGCCCTAGTTCGATGCCATAACGCATGGCCCACTGGATTTTGGCCGCCGTCTCGTCGGACTTTTGAAGCTTGCCCTCGTGGACTTGCATCTGTACGTACATGTTGATGAGCCTCTGGGCGTAGACAAGCTCGTCTGGGTATAGCAAAGCCATATCGGCATCATCGGATACGTTGAGAACCTTGAATACCTGAACAACCTCTGTGTTCAGTTCTTGTGTTCTTAGAGGGAAGAGTGCCATGAGTGGCAAGGGGGTCGGGTAGTACTTCCCCACGACGGGGATGTCTTCGGTAGTGAGTTCCACTTTCGCTATGGGACTTGGATTGTAGTTAGGATTCTCCATCGGTGGCTCCATTGTCTGTGATAAGGATTGACTGTACGCACCCCTCTGGCGCATAGAGCGCTTTCGGGGGTCTGTGATACTGACCCGCCCATTCTCCCTGGGTGAGTCCATTTACTAGGTTCCTGGCATCCTCGTAAGGTAGGCCCTGAACCTTGAGATAGTTGCTGCCCCTGTAACCCAGTCCCGTGGGGTGTGGGTGGCGCTTCGTCCACTGAACTCCAAAGGTGAAGTAGTACAGCTTGGGGTCAGGCTTCGGAGTTGTCATTGGCTTGTTCCTTTATGAGGTTGTTTACCCTCTCTTGCATAGCCTTAGAGTGGAAAAGGTCATTGAAGTAATACTGCATCTCACGAGGAAGTACGAACCTAGGAGAGACATTGTAAGAGTACCCTCCGTCAGCCCCTATAGTTATAAGCTCACTTAGGGGGAAACTGTCAATAAACCCTTTGAACTTAACTTTGTCTTTCTTCTTCGCAGGCCCCCCAGTGATAACCGTGATTAAGGCATCTCGCTCTTTGATGTACTTATCCAGTCTGCTCTGAGTGCGTTTGATAGCCGCTGGGTCGGAATCCGGTAGGGCGTTCAGCCTAACTAACTGTTCCTCAGCCCTCCGTATTCCCTTCAGTGCCTTGAGATACACTACCTGTTCAGTAGAGTAGTTCCTCGTAACATAAGGGGCTTCACCTAGTGTTGGAAGCTGTTTCGCATAGCCACTAGCTTTGGTCTGCTCTTCCAAGTCATCCCAATGAGCGCGAAGCCACTCCTTTAGTTTCGGAAGACCGCGTTCGAATCTTTTGAGAGCTTCTTGCTCTCTCTTAGCTCGGGCCAGGTAATCTAGTACCCCCTCTTCGCGTTGTTGAAGGTACTTGTCCAGCTTTGATAGGGTCGTGCTCAGTGCTTCGTTGTCAGCCATTTTGCTTGCTCCTTGACAGTGTTTCCTTGCCTACTGACACAACCATGTAGGGGGACAACTCATCCCACTTTGAGCGAGGCAGCAGCTCCACTTTCTTGAGGTCTGGCTCAGGGTTCTTGAGATAGGTTTGAGGGTCAAGGCCCAGCTTATCCGCTGCGTCCATAAAGCCCTCTTTAAACACGACCGACCTCTTGCCGTTCTTGTGCGAGAACTCCCCTACTTTGAAGGTCTGGTTTTCGTGCATGAGAGACAGCAAGATGCCCTCAAGGATTCGCCGCTGAATCTCAGCCCAGTCGGCGGCATACCGAATCAGCGAGAGTTTCTCAGCGACTGCCTCGGGGTCGGACAAGTCCACGGGATTTTGATTCTCCCAGTGTTGCATTGCTCCAGTAAGAGTCTTTAGTTCCATTTGGTGTTGAACCTTTCTAGGTTTGATGATTGTGATTGCCATGCGTTGCTCCTTTCGATAGGGCAATCGGCCCCGCCGTGGACTCGAACCACGGAGTATGCCGTTCGGGGCATCAGACAGAGAGGCTTCGTGCCGTGACTGAATGATTGAATGACGCAGAACCTACGTAGTGTCCCCGTACCCTGGGTGAGTACAGGGACACCATTCGACCTTAGCTTTTACGCGAATAAAGACTGTAGGGTACGACATACCCCACGAATCTCATTACGATGGCACATTCCCCAGTCAAGGACTCGAAGAATGGCACGCAAAATTGAGAAAATCATTTTGACTCTTTCAAGTTTAGTGACTCCCTCGGTGGGGCAGAATTGCAGGTTCTGTAGACTCATCAGGAAGTCTGATGAATATTTAGAACATCTAAGGCTCTAGAAACCTAAGATAACATTGACAGTAAAGTTCAAGACCTCAATTAAGAGTTAAACCTCTCCACCTTATTCCACATGGGCGGAGGTACTTCTGTCAATATCGCCCCTAGGGCGGGAATCGAACCCGCCCCTTGAACCATTTAGGGGGTTAGTTAACCTCGTAGGATTCATCCTCCGCGAGGGTTCCGTCTAGGGTTACTGTCATGTAAACTCCGCCGGGGTAGGTCACCTTAATTTCGACACTCTCCAGATTCACGCTGTCGTGAAGCTCTTGAGCCATTTCGTTCATCTTTAGAACGAGGGCAGTTCTGTCCATTGTTTTACCTTTCACATTTGCTTTCGGAGTCTGACAGGGCTATCCCTGCCAGAAGTGCTTGAGAGATAGCCCCCACGTAAGAGCTACGTTCTCCGTAATAGTCCAGGAGCATTACAAATGCTCGTAAGGTTGGGACAGGGTCGCCTGACCTTGCGATATCCTCCAGTGCTTTGTGGGAGGCCTCGTATAAATGAATTAGCCCTGTGACAGCTTGCTCACTCAGGGCTGGATAGCGTTCCTTTAGGAACTCTTTGGGGCTTAGGGGTTTGTCCATTGTCTTACCTTTCAGTTACTTGGCTTCATCCTTTGAAAGAGCTCGTCTCTGGGCTTGTCTCTCCAAGAGTTTGTCGCGATTCTGTGCATAATAGTTTCGAGCGTACTCTCTTTTTTTCTCTCTTTGTTCCTCTGTCGGCTGATAGGCTGCATAATTGTTTCTAGCGCATATCTTACAAGTAGCGAAACGCACGGCCCCAGTAGAGGGGTTTACTCTACGATAAGTGTTCTCTTCAGAGTAGGGGTGCCCTTTCGGACATGCTTCTTTCCTCGTCTTTCCCTTAACGAAAGTTTCTGAAGCCCACTTACCCGTATGACCATTAAGAAACCTGTTCCAATTATGATGCGGACGGGTACTACGCTTCACGGCTAGTCCACACCCACACTCACAGAGCGGGGCTTCTTCACCATTCCTGCTTAGCCTTCTGATAAGTGTCTCGATTTTCTTGCACTCCTTTTCTATGTCCCTATGCTCACTACCCCGCAAAGGCACTCTAAATAGAGTCCCGGCTATAAAAGCCCGGGAGATGGCGCCAGTGTAGCTGCTGTTCTTTCCGTAGCAGTCCAGCAGCATTATCAACCCCTTGAAGGGGGTTTCAGTAGCGAGTAACCTTTGCATTTGGTTTAGTATTTGATGAGAGTCGCGATACAGAGTCACAATCTCTTTTATCTCTCTGTTAGTTAGGTCGGGGTCGTAGTTCCTTAGGAACTCTTCGGGGGATAAGGGCTTTTCCACGGTTTGATTCATCCTTTGTGTTGTGTTACATCAACTGAATTTGGGCAATAAAAAAGCCCGACGGCGGAGGCCCCAGGCTTAACTAGGTGTGAACCCAGTTAAGACCTGGAAACCTCCGCCGAGCGGGAGTTAGGGTTTACTTGGTGGAGTAAGCTGCCACCAGTTCTTTGGCGCCGGTACGGCTGTGTGATATGTGAGCCGGTACCTTATGAGGTGCGGGGTTCTTAGCCATGTGGCCAGCCACATGTTCAACACGGCCTGAGCGGCTGTGTGAGATATGTGGTTGAACGTAGTGCTCTCCGGCTTGGGCTGCAGAGCGAGCAGCGGAGCGGGCTCCGATTCCTTTGACCTTGGGAGGCTCTATTGCTTTTGGCTTCATCCCTACGTCGGAAGCGGGAGATGCCACCGTAACTGAAACTGGAACTTCAACTCGTTCCAGTCCAATGAGCTCGGGCTGCTGTGTGGGAGTAGGTTCTGCCTTTACTCCTGTAGCTCCCCATAGCCCGTCTGGGAATGTTTCGGGCTTCCAGCTATGCAGCCCTTTGAACACAAGGTTGGCTCCCAACAATCCAACCACTGTCATTATGATTGACTTGAGAATCTCCTTGATGAAGGGCCAGACATGTTCTGATACCCACTGCCATACTCCTCCCATCCAGGAGAAGATGGAACCCCAAAAGCCTTGAGTAGGCGCAGTCTCTGGAATAGGGGGAACTTCCACCGTACGGTCTTGAGTACGCTGAGGATGCAGCGTGTCAAGAGCTACAGAAGCGGCGACCGCGTCGGGCACCGGATTGGCAGGCTTGCCATCCAGGTAATTTTTGGCGGCTGCCGTTGTACGGTAACCGTTCTCTTGCATCAGGCGTCCTATGCGGAGAGATTCCGCATCTGTCGCAGACATAGAGTTCATAACTGGCGTAAGCTGCTCTTTGAGAGCATCTATTACTTCAGTATCTGGGACAACGGTTACAACGCGAGGTGCGTTGCTGTAAGCGTGCTTACGCACGTTCCTAGGACGGTTGTAAGACCTAGCCATGATGGGTTCCTTTCAACTGTGGGGTCAGCGAGAGCCCCTGAATGAATCAACTGACTTACAGATAACCTGCCTCATCAGGCCCGGGCGGTCAGTCCCGGAACGTCACCCTCCGAGCAGGGAGGGTGATTCGGCTGGCTAGGTCAAGGGACCTAGCCTAGGTGTCTCCTGTACCGCTTGCAGAAGTCCGCGTCAAAGTGGTGGTGAGCGCTGCTGTGGAACTTCAAGCGGTTGCAGACGACCATGTCGCCTGTATCATCATCAAAGATGATCCGGCAGAGACTCGGGCCTGGCTCCTGCTTGCCAAACTTGCTAGCAGCCTTTGGGCGCGGGAGGTCTACAGTCTCCGGCTCCGAGGATGCGTGTTGGGCATCCTTGAAGTAGGTGACTGTTTCCTTGGGGCCCGCCGCAGCCTCGGCCACGGCCTTCATCACATTTATGAACTCCGTGGTCGAGCAGTCCACCTCGAAGTTGAGTCCTTGAAAGGCTACGTCTTCTCGGGGCAGCCCTCTCTTGGAGTGTTCTGAATACTCGAAATACTCAATGGACATCTTGATGCGCATGGTGCACATCCTTTCTGTCTTTCGACAAAAGAAAATCCCTATACTCACTTCCAGCGTCTGAACTGGAATCGAATGAGCATAGGGACAATCCCACCCTGGGATAGTAGAAGAACTATTGTTCCTTCTACTATTATTAACGTTTCAGGGGTCTTTTTTGTTACGGATTTTCTTTCATTTATCCTATTTTATGAGTATTAGTTAAATTATACGTCAAAAAGTGCCATTTTATGGAGCAAATTAGGCCATTTATCTCGACGTTACACTGTTTTACGTTATAGTTATCTATATGACCAAGCTATGTATCAAGTGTGAAAAAGACCTCCCAGTTGAGTCTTTTTATGCTAATAAAAACGGCCCTGGGGGTATAGCCTCCTACTGTAAAGAATGTCAGAAGCTTTACCAGAGGGACCGCCGGAGAGCTATCAGTAAGGCTAAAAAACAATCTCAAGAGCAGGTAAAGCAGATTCTAGAAGGAAGAGAGGTTTCAGAGTTTGACGAATACATGCATCACTCTATGGAAGGTTATCTTAACCCAGACAATCAGCGCGTCCTCTTACATCGGTATGGTATTACGTTAGCTGAGTATTCTGCCCTCTTCTTAGACCAAAAAGCCTCTTGTAAAATATGTTTGGCCCCTTTTGAGGGCTCTCCTAACATTGACCATTGCCACGATACCGGAAAAGTTAGAGGTCTACTATGTGGTCCTTGTAATAAAGGACTGGGGATGTTCAAAGAGTCTCAGGATAGCCTACTTAGAGCTATCCTATACCTAAGAGAATCCTCTAGCTAGTTAGATTAACCCCGCCTAGGCGGGGTTTTTCTGTGTCCTGATACAATTAGAGCCTATGTGGGTCTACACCGTCTCTGAGCCTGATAATTACCCCCGGCCAGGGAAGTATCAGGCCGTTGGTGTGCGCTTTCATCGTAAAGACTGCCCTTTTCTTGACCTTGGGAGGCTCAAGAAAACCCGCAGGTATTCCCTCAAGAAGCTCCTGGCCGATTTCCCCTCTCTGGTGTCTCCCTGTCGCCGCTGTTTCAAGGATGCCCCTCCTATCCTAAAAACGGCCCATGAACCCTGCCCTGAGAACTGTCAACCCTCCGTGACAATCCTCCGTCCGTGCGCTCACAACGGAGGTGTTTCCGTGAAAGTGACGCGCCGTGACGGGGTGGAGTTCACCCGCTGGGCGTGGCCTGAAAATGCGTGGAGATTCCAGAAATGAGTCAGCCCCCGCCGGGAGGAGGGAAAAACCGGCGGGGGCCTATTTAGGTAATGTCAAACAGTGGATGCCTCCCTTCACCGTATAGGACCCCACTGGGCTTCCTCCTATCGTGTGAAAGGGGGTTTGACTCTCCTAGTATGGCAGGAATCTGAGGGGGCTAGGCGTGCTTGGCGCGATTGTTGAACTCCTGCTGGCGTCCTTTGACCACCGGGCGCAGCGCGGGGGAGGACATGTACCCGCTCACGCGGCGGATAACGTCCAGCAGCAGCGGGTCGTCATTCCCGCAGTTGAGACAACTGTACTTCTCTCCTGTGTGGGGCATGTCGCCGTGCCACAGGCAGACTAGGCACTTGTCAATCGGGAAGTTCACGCCCATGTAGGGAATGTCCATCTCGTAGGCCCAATCCCAGAAGTTTTCCACCGTCTCGGGGGTAACGTGGTCAGGCCACTCGGAAACGTGCGTGAACCCGCCCTTGCTGTACACGCGGAACTGGCTCTCCCACCCCAACTTGCTGAACGGGTCCCAGCCCTCTTTCAGGCCCAGGCGGCTATCCAGGTGGAATGAGTTGGTGTAGTAGGTGTTCCCGCTCTTGTCGGTAATGTCGGCAATGGCGCCGTACTTCTCACGGTCTAGCCGGGCGAAGCGATAAGCCAGGGCCTCGGCAGGGGTGCCGTAGACGACTACCTTGGCGCCTGGGGTGCCTACCACAAACCCCATCTTGTCCTCATTGGCCTTGTCGGCAGCCTGGGCGATAATTTCCATTATCCGGCGACCGAACTCCTGGGCGTCCTCGTCCTCTTCCCAATCACGGCCATAGAACAAGGCCACGGCCTCGTACAGGCCGACGTAGCCCAGGGCTAGGGATGCCCGGTGGTTGTCGAACAAGCTATCCACGCGGTCGTCGGGGCCTAGGCGCCCGAACCCACCGTGCATGTACAGGATGGGGGCGTTCTTGGGCTTGGCCTGGCGGCAGCGGGCCTCTCGGCTACGCAGGGCCTTAATGGCCAGGGCCAGGCGCTCGTCCAGTAGGCTCCAGAACCTGAGAGGCACTCTGACAAACGCGCCTTCGCGGCGCTCGGTCAGGGCTTCCAGGGAAATCCGGGGCAGGTTCACGGAAACCACGCCCAGGTTCATGCGGCCTAGGTAGCCGCTCTCGTGGGGGCTGAGGAACGCACGGCAACCCATCGGTGACACAATGCCACCAGTCTGCTTTTCCAGGCCCTTGGTGAGCAGCACGTCGGGATAGTTGCGCTTTGCCTGGCACTCTACGGCCTTGAGCTTAATGTCGTAGTTGGGGTCTGATGGGTCGAGGTTTATGCCACGGGCAAGCTTAAATAGTAGCTTCGGGAAGACGGGTGTGCGAGCCTCGGCTCCAAGCCCTCGCACGTGCATAGCGATAAGGGCTTCTTGCACCCAACGTCCGAAGCGCGTAGTAGAAAACCCGAATCCAATGGACACGAAAGGAGTCTGCCCCTGGGTGGATAGGGTGGTGTTGATGTTGTACAGAAGAGCCTGGACTGCATCAAAGACCTCTTTTTTGGTCATATCCGCCGCATAGATGGCATATGCCGTACCTATCCTGTATTTCTGGGCGGTCTTGAAGTGCTTGTCGTAACTGGCCTGAATGTAGGGCTCAAGGTGGATATCTAGGTCTTCAATGGTCGTTCCACCGTACTGAGCCGACGACACGGCCACGATAATCTTCTCAATCTGGCTACAGGCCACTTCCACGGACTTCGGCGTCTCAAGGGTGAAATCGCCAATCTTGAACCCATTGGCAAGCATGTCCGGGTAGTTAGGCAGCGAGCAGTTGGTCATGGGCAGGTCAGGGGCGTAGTCCGTGTCGTGGTAGTGAATCTCGCCAGCCTCGTGGGCCTCGAACACATCCACGGACATATGGTATCTAGCCATCATCTTGGCAATTAGCCCAGCCCGCTTGTCGCGGCCAACGTGATACAGGTCAGCGTTCTTGTTGGCATTTTCGTGCGCTACGTCTGATTCTTCCAAAAGCTCATGTACATCTTCGTAAGACATGAAACTCATCGCTTACTTCCTCTCGAACTTTAACCAGTTACAGTGTGTGGATTTCTCGGTGCCATCGGGCATTACGAAACGTTGGATATCTACAAGCATCGAAATATTGAAATCTTTGACCCACTTGATCGTCTTGTACTTGACCATGTTGTAGTAGGAGATACTGGGGACGATGATATAGGCCACATCAACCCGAGAGGCCATTTTCATAACATATCTTTTTGGGCCTATGAAAGGAGGGTTGGTAATGATGTGGCGACCTTCAAAATGGCTGTCGGGCAAATCTTCATAGGGGACATAAACCCCGTCAATTACATTGTTGATGATGTCAAAACCCTCAGACTTTAGTACTTTGTAGATTTGACTTTCATCCCCATCAAAACACGCAACGTACTTTTGATTTTTATCAAGATGGGGAATCATCTTGCGGACATAGCGCTCCGGTGTGTACCACTCAAAGTTGTTGTTCTTGTCGTGCTTTTGAAAGATAGATAAATTACCTGATTCCCTCCCCGAAGGCAAATAGTGTTGCCCTGGCTTAAGTACTTGCACCGACCAGTCCTTTCCCGTCGTCAATTCCCCTGCGAACTGCCGTGTCGCATAGGTCACAGTTCCCGAATACATGGGGAACCTGCCGCAGCCCCCCTGCGGGGGTTATCTGTGCTCCGCTGGTGTTCTTGGAGCAGGGGCGGTCACAGTGTGGGCAGCGCCAGTCCGCTCCTTTTTGGAGCGTGAACATGAGGCTATCACACCAACGACAAGTGCGAAGTCGAAGTTTCATTGTTGTTTTCCTCCTAGAGACAAAGAACAGCCCGGACGAGAGAGAGAGAAAATCCGGGCTGTTCAGGTATTAAGTTTACTGCTTCTCGGGGCGGGATGGAGTAGTACCAAGCTGCCCCTGGTAGCGTCCGGCGTAAGGTTGAGTAGCCGTTCCCATCATTTGGTGGAACGTGAGCTGACCGATGCGCATACCTGGGGTCAGCAGTAGGGGTTTCTTGGACACGTTAAGTAGTTCCAGAGTGATGTTCCCCTGGAAGCCCGCGTCAATCAGCCCTGCGGTGGTGTGGATAATCAGCCCCCGGCGGGCCAGGGACGACTTGCCGTGTAGGAACACGGTCATGTTATGGGGAACCCGGACGTACTCAAGCGTGGTGCCTAGGACAAAATCACCAGGCTCCAAGAGGAAAAACTCCGGCGCGATTACCTTGCCCGCTGGCATGTCTGGATAGACAAACTCCTTGCCCAGGAGTACATCGTAGGAACCCGGCTGTACTTGGTCATAGGAGAATGGCTCTACCAAGTTCCAATGTACCTGGCCATAGCGTATCTCCCTATCGTGAAGTATCATCGAAAACCTCCGAATGAATTAGATTATGCTCATTCAGGGCCATTGAGCTCAGGGAATAAGCGATGGATACAAGGGCGTGGGTCTGGGCTTGCTTTAAGTCCCACTCGTTCTGATGGGAGGCTCCCATGTGCATGGCAGCCTCTTTGGCGAAGCTGTGGGCCAAGTCAATGGCGTGTGCTACTTCTCGCGGTGCCATTAGAAAATCTCCGGTGCGATTACTTGGAGCTGCTTGCTGATTTCCTCGGCAACCTCTTGAATCTGGCGGTCAGCCTGGGGGACATTCCGCTTCTGGACGAACTCCAGCCATGCGCGCAGGTTTCCTGACACCACAATCCGGCACGAGGCAGCCTGGGGCAAGAACTCACGAGCGGCTTCACGAGCCTCTTTGGGGGTACAGCCGCGCTCAACTAGCATATCGTACACAAAGTTGTACTTCTTAACGGCTTGGTCATACCACCCATCCAGCATGTCATTGTAGAAGGACATGCGGGGCATGTTCTTGTCGCCGTCACCAGTGCCAGTCAGGCCGTGCTCGGTCAGCGTTGGGTGATAGGCCACGCCGGGAACCTCACGGTCAAGCCGCTGGCTCTGCACAGAGAACGACAGGTGGCGGTGGCGGGTGAGCTGGGCCAGGAACGTGCGGCTCACGCCGTCAATGACGAACGTGGCGCTGGCGTGCTCGAACAGGCTGAGATGGCCCAGCTCCTGTACGTTGTTGATGTAGTCTTGGGTGGCTGCCGTGGCGGCATTGGGGCGGTGATAGGTCTGGGCGCAGGTGCGACCGGCGAACTCAATCAGCGTGGCAGCGTCTGAGCTCAATCCCCTGTCATAGCGGTCCTTGAACATGCCACCACCCGCCAGGGTGTTGATAGCTTCACGGTCAATCCGGGTGTGAGCAATGAGTGATACTTTCATTATTTTCCTTTCAGGTCGCACCGGGGGCAGGTTTCCAGCCCCGAGGGGTGCAGGGTGAGGGCGCTACGGCAGTGGACGCAGCGGTGGGGGGTGTAGATTATCTTGGCCGTTGTTCGTGCTCGTTCAACCAGAGATACCCAAGCAGAATCAGGAACCCCACTACTATGAGTACTATCTCCATTTGTCATCTTCATCCATTTCTACGGGTTGAGGAGAGCTAGTCTCGAACCGGACTTTGTGGCACTCGGTCATTATCTTCCCATCTGTAAGGGATAGCACTCCCCACAAGTACAGGGAGGTATCGGGTTGAATGGCTTTTGATACTTCAACATGAGCATCAGAGCCTCTTTCTGAATACAAGGCTTGTCCATGCGCCTCTGGAGGGAATCGAACCCCCGACATCCGGCTTAGAAGGCCGTCACTCTTTCCGCTGAGTTACAGAGGCTGTGCGGCGTAGTTACTCCCCGCCCCCTGGGAGCGACCCAGGGCTCACTGACGAGGCTACGCCGCTAGTCCCACGCTGGGAATCGAACCCAGTTCTGTTTGCCTTGGTGGCCAGTCAAGCAGTTTAGCCTTAACTATCGTGGGGGTCTATTACTTGCCGAGGTTGTCAATCTCACGCTGTAAGTACCAGCGGGCTTTCTCCAAATCGGTCAAGTGGGTGTTTTTGTCCTTTAGACCGGCACGGGTAATGTACTTTACGACATTGCCCAGGTTGTAATTGAGTTTCTTGGCCTCGATGAAGTCAATAGTCTCAATTCCACCCTTTTTGTAGTGGCTGGGATGATTGACTAAATCCTCATACTGTATAGTGCCAGTCGTGGTAGTGGTTACTACGCTCTTAGGCTTCCCAATGGCTGACGGGTTTTTCCAGTACCCGTGAGGGTAATAGTCACACATCGCAGCATTTTCCTTTCCCGGTACAGGGGGGTACAGTCTTATCCTGTACATGGTAACTAAGTTCCTTTAGCTCTCGCTCCACGCGGCGCATAACCACATCATCCAGGCGAACTTTGCGCTCGAACAAGTTTTGGGTGTCCTTACACTCCACGACATAGTGGACATGGCCACGGTCAAATAGCTTCATGTAGGAGTGCATCTGCTCCATGTGCTCCCTTGACGGGCCGAACTTGGCCAGTCCCTTGAACAGGTGGGAGTTCATTGACTTGACCTCCAAGATGCCATCATCCACGGTCAGGGCGTCGGCAGTCCCTCCCAGGAGCCCTACGGTCTTGGAAACCTCCAAGTCTCCGTAGGAGTCCACCAAGCCCATCCGCAGAGCCGCTAGCTGATGCTTGTAGTGGACAAAATCACCGTTGACAAACACGGGTAGCAGCCGTTGTCTGTCAGCGGGGCGCTCCGGGGAGAGGAACTGCTCGTACCGCTTGCGGAGGCATTTCCCAGCTCCAGAGGCAGAGAACGTCCCGACCCGGTTACGCTCCTCCTTGCCCGCTAGGTACTGGAAAAACTCCGCCATAGCCGCATGGTCTCGGCTATGTTCTCGCAGCCACTCCCGGTACTGTGGAGTGTAGTAGAGTGACTGCTCCTGTAGCCGCTGGGCCAGGCTCATTACTCTCCGTCCCTGAGCCAAATCTGGCCGGGGGTAGTGGGGCTGATAAGCTCGGCATCCTCCGCAGGAGGCGCCGGACGTGTGGCCTTTACCTTGCGGGGAGTGAACTCCTTGACCGGAGGCAATTCTTCCTCCGGTTCTTCTTCCTCGGTGAACATGTCAATCATCGGCTCGCCAGTGTTGAATACCATGTTAAGGCACTCAATGGAGCAGATGTGGATAAGCTCGTCAATCCCTGGGTGGTCAATCTTGATGGCGTGGTCTTCGGACTCGAATGGTGCATTACACCAGTCACAGACTGCGATTAGTGCCATTATTTCCTCTTTCTAGTTTCCTTGCGTTTAGCGATGGCTGCCTCATGTATGGTGTCAAGGGCTTCCTCGACACTCACCACCACGGCCCCGTAGCCCCCAGCTCGCTTGATTTCCTCAATGCGTTGGAGCTGTAGCCTGGTTGCCCGGCCTCGGGCATGTTCCTCGGACTCTCCTGGTTGTGGTGCTTTCACCTCAAGACCGACAAACGTGCCCTCGACCAGGGCAAAAATATCAGGAGTACCTGCTGGCTGATATTCTGAGCCATGTACTTTCATAGTCCAGGCTGAGGGCCAGGTGGCCGAGATAGCCTCGCGGATTTTCTTTGACAGCCGTGTTTCAGGCGTCATAGTATCTCCTTAAAACTATCTCGTACCAGCTTAGCTGAAATCCAAATCGTCCAAGTCTAGGTCGTCGTCGTCAGCAGGCTCTGAGACTATCTCAGCCTCAACCACGTCGTCGTCCTCCTCGATAACCTCTACGGGAGTGGCTACGGCATAGTGACCGAACGCGGTCACATTGGACTGAACGGACTTGACGGTTTCACCGTTCTTGTTGGTGAAAGTGCCCTCACGGTCTTCAACGGTGAGATAGACACGCTTGCCAACCCACTTGTCGGGGTCAATGGAGAGCTTCTTGGCGTCCACGTTCTTGCCGACGATGGCACGAAGCCACTGCATCGTCAAATAGCGAACGTAGTCATTGTCAGAGTTCACGACGCGGTGCATGAACATCTTGCCCTTTTCAGAGCCCTCCATGATTTCCAGGGTGACATTGACCATCTGGTTGCCCGAGGCCTTGGCCACGGTAACCTCAGTCTTGACAACTTTCATCAGGTGCTTGCCTGGCTCAATGCGACGCTCTGGTTGGTCTACATACCCAGATAAATCAAAAACAATACGACTGGCCACTGTTAATTACTCTCCTTTTGTGAGTGATTACACTTAGACAACGCCCTTTTATGCGCTGCCCTCTCTCTAGCACAAGCTCTACAAGCCCTAGAGAAATGACGATTTTTGCGAATGTAGGTATTCGCTTCGTCATATGGATGTCCTTTAGGGCAGTGTGACACACGCTCTAGTACATCCTGCTTGCGATGGCATTTAATACACATCGGCTGGTAGTTTTCTACAGAGTGTGAATGTCCGGTAGGTCTACCAACTTCGGACGCTTCGGATAGGGTCTTAGAGATTAAAGCCCACTCTTGAGCTTGCTCTCCGCACTCAACGCATACATGCTCTTTTGCGAATCCTCGCTCTGCTTTAAGGCGCATATGGATTCCTGAGTAGGTAAGTCTGTCTTTGTGAGAAAACAACTCACCCCTAACTGGCATCAAAGCCCCCCACGCCTAACTTCTTACCAATTAGGTCTAGACGGGACTGCTTAGCGTTTAGAAGCTCAGGAAGCACACCAACCTTATCGGCAGGTACGCGGGCTTTCATTGACTTGGCGGGATTAGTGCCAAAATGAGTTACATGCTCCCACTTTTCAGTATCCTCATTTTCCTCTACAGCCGTATAGAGAATGTAGTCAGGAGTGGATAGAATTTTAGGAATCGCGCCAGGCTGGCAATCTGGGCGTATCACGGTAAGCTCTTGGATTTCGTCCTCGTGTACCTTGGGTTGCGCTACCATAATAACGTGCATAGGCTCCTTGCGGTCACCGTCTGCCAACCCATAAAAATAGACCACCGTATCCTCCATAAAGGATTTGATATTGCCATATTGCTGGATACGTAGGGTGTCTGGTACGGCGTCCAACGTAGGAATACGCCCTGATTTCCCTTGCATCATTCGGATGCTCAATAACTGTAAAGCGGAGAGACTGTCAATTACAACCGCTCGATAACCGTGCCCGCCTTTTCGCAGAGAGTCATAAATACCGTCAAACTCTGTCAAACTCTGAGGGCGTACGATGTCAATGTTCTTTTCCCAGGGCGTGCCTTGGAAAGACCGGGTTCCTTTTTCAGAGGGTAGGTCAACATACAGCGTCTTACCTACCGTAGCGATGCTCGAAGCTAGCCGAGTTTTCCCGGAGCCAGGCTTGCCCATAATCAGGGCTCGCATATTATCGGTAGGCACGTTACCGGCCTTAAGTATATTCAACCCTGCGAAATTACTTAGTGTCATTTAGGCTCCTAATGCCTTGGTCTGGCGCTGGGCCCCACGAAGCTGTAGATAGGCTTGGCATGAGGCACAGAGACTCTGAGCGGATAATCCGTGAGGGGCGTTCTTTGAAGTGATGAAGTCGCGCCTACAGATTTTGCAAGTTTTCATTTTGTTCCTCCTTGTTGGTAGTAATAACTCTACGGGACGATTTGCCCGAATAGGTACTGAACCCTCGGGGTTGAGTACTTTACTTTCTCAGATAAGTATTTACTCGGTCCTCCATTGAGGCCCGGTCAAGGTGGGCTGAGTAGATTACCTCGTCAATGGTGCCTTTTCCAGCCATGATGTAGTAGTTCACATGCTCCTTTTGCCCGACCCGGTGGAGCCTATCCCGCGCCTGGATGTAGTCGGCACGGTCTAGCGGCAGGCTAGAAAAGATGGCACTATGGGCCGAGGTCATCCAGTTCAGGCCCGTGCTTACCGTCCTGACCTGGGCGATTAAGATAATCCGCTCGTCGGACGGGGCCGCGAACCGCTTGCCAATCTTAGCGCGCTCGTCCATCGGCACACTGCCGTCAATGGTCAGTACGGTGCCCTCTTTGGCCAGGGCCATGCGTAGGTCCTCAAGTTCCTGCTTGAAGTTGGTGAAAATGACAATGCGCTTGTCGGTCTCCAAAGTGGTCTGAACCAGGCTCTTGATTGTGTCGGCCTTGGACGTGCCCAGGCGTGAGATGCCCTCCCCAGCCTCCCCTGGGAGATATCCCGAGGATACCTGGCGCAAGCGCAGGGTTTTGGTCAGGGCGCTGTCCACCGTGAACGTCTGCTCGTTCTCTAGTTCTGTGATTAGGTCATTCTTAAGCTCTTTGTAGGCTTTGAGTTCCTTGGGTGAGAGCTTGAACGGTATGAGGGTGTCCGTGTAGGCTGGCAGGTCTAGGGCGTCCTCTTTCTTAACCGTGAGCGCCCTGCGCGAGAGAATCTCAGCGAACTCGTCCACGCGCTTATAGGAGATAATCTCCCTGCCCTGGAATCCGCCCATCACACAGAACTCGTTAAGAAACTGCATGTAGTTCATCTTGAACAGTTCGGGGTCAATAATCTGCATCTGGCGATACATGTCCTCTGGCCCCTTGGGCATGGGCGTTCCCGTCAGGCCAATCCTGCGGGGGATTACCTTGGCTATCCGAGCGGCAAGGCGCTGGCGGTTGCTGTACCTGCGGTACTGGTGAAGCTCGTCCACCACCATAACGTCGAACTTGACTTTCTTGACGGCGGCCAGGAGCTTATCGGCAAGGTTCTCCCCTGCCTTGTTGGTACGTGAGGAGAGTACGTCCACGTTGATTACCCACAGAATCAGGGCAGGGGCATCAAAGGGGCCCTGGCGCTCCCAGACGGACGACAGCTTGGGGTCGGGTAGTCCAGTCCTGATTTGCTCAATCTTCTGCTTGATGGTTCCCCCGAGGTTCCACACCTGTACCGCTACGTCCTCGGGAACCCACTTCTCGACCTCTTCCGGCCATACCCCCACCGCAGCCAGGGGTGCGACGACTAAGCCCGTCACAGTGCCCTTCTTGCGCGCCAGGGCGGATAGATAGGTGAGGGTGGTCAGGGTCTTGCCGGTGCCTGGGTCAAAGTGGAGCGTGCCCACGCCCTTGTTCTTGACCAAATGGCGCACGCCTTCGCGTTGGTGGTTATACAGCAAAGTACTTTCCTCCATTCGTGTGGACTAGGGTGCTATTTCGCAATGAAATACCTCGGAACTCATCATCCCAATCTTGAAGTTCCTGCCATTTGTCAAGTGAACGGGAGCGCCCCTCCTGGGCCAGTTCCTCCTGGCGCTGGGCCTCAGCAGCTTGGGCGCGTTTCTTGGTCAGGCCGCGTACGCGGCGATTTGACTTGCTCATACAAGATAGTGTAGTGTAGGTCTCATGGAAAAGCAAACGGCTGACAGTCAGCTAACAATCAAGATTCCCTCGTCACTCAAATCCCTAGTACGCGCCGAGGCCGTGGCTACTGACCGCTCGGTGGGGTACGTTGTCCGCAAGGCTCTCGAAGCCTATCTCAACACTGAGGAAAACTAGACCGTGACAAAAGCGTGACAGGAAGGATTGACTAATCCTAATGTCACGGTGTCACGGTTGTCAAGTAAATGTCCCTTTGTGTCGCCAATCCTGGCGCACACTTAACAAAGTAACTAGCAAGGAGAAACTCACTATGAGTACTGCTATTTTCCCTACTGTTCTGAAATACCTAGAAATCAGCGGCCAGGTGACAGAGCTTTCTAAGCTCAAAAACCAACTGCGCGACGAAATCGTCGCGGCTCTCCCTAACGGCTCCTACCGTCGCGGGCAGGTGAGCTTCACGGTCAGGCACACCCACGCTTGGAGTCAGAAACTTAAAGACAAGTTTGAGAGTGCTTATCCCGCGTCAGAGTACCCGGAACTATACAAGACAGTTCTGGATACCTCAAAAGCTTCTAAGCTCGTAGAGGACTTAGGACTTACGGGGTATGAAACTTCTCGAATGATTGGCTCTAACTTCTCTGGACGCGGGAAGAATTTTTCCTAATGTTTGAGTTCAACCCCACCCCCGCTTTGCAAGAGTTGGGGATGCCTATGGCCTTGGCCCCCGCCCACAAGTGCCGTAAATCCTGTCCAAGCGATTGTGGCATAATGTTTGACCATCCCCTCGGAGAGGGCAGGGTCAATGACCCCGACGTTTTACTAAACTTCCGTCCAGGTGACGGAGTGGTGGCAATGACTGGTACGGTGTTCGATGTCATTGACATTGACCCAAAAAACTCGGGCGAGAGCGCCAAGGTCACGTTCAACCGTCTAAAGGAGTTAGGGGTACTTCCCCCTATCCACGGTATTGCCTCTACCCCGTCTGGAGGGTTGCACCTGTTTGTAGCCCCGATGGGCTTGGGCAATCCTGTCTGTAAGCAGTTGGGCATTGACCTACGCGGCAAGGGTGGGCTGGTCTATACAGCCCCTACCGAAAAACCCTCAAAAATTACAGGCTCGTTTGAGAAGTACAAGTGGATTAAGAAACCCTCCCTACCCGAAGCTGGCTCGGCTAAGGTGTTTGCTGACTGGTACACCCAGGAGGTAGAGCGTATCCGGCAAGAGGCTTACGCTGAGCACAGTATCTCGCCCAGGGATGATGGCAGGCGACCGTCTCCAGTAATTACGTGGAAAGCAGACTGTGAGGTTGAGGGCCGTAATGAGACCCTGAACCGTGTCGTGGCCTCCCTGGCGTTCAACAGAGGCGAGGGGCGCACCGTAGAGCAGGTACACGAGGAACTGGAAAAGATGGGTATGAAAGAGTACCTGGATAATTCTGGCTTCCCCTACACGGAATACGCTTATCTGGTGCGTCGCACAACCTCCCAGCTCAGCCCGCTCTACGGCACCTCGGAGAGTGCGCCTCCTGTACCTACTCCTGCTGAGGACTCTGAGAATGATAATCATTCTCAAAATCCCTCGCCCACCTCTGAGGACGAGTGGGTAATCGTATCCGCTGACAGCATCACGTCCAGGCGTCGCACTTGGCTGTGGGAAAATGTGCTGTTGGCCGAGGCCCCCACACTGCTAGGTGGGGCTGGCGGTGAGGGCAAGTCTCTGTTTGCTACGCACGTCGCCGCCCAGGTGACACGAGGTACGTTACCTGGAGACCTGCACGGCGACCCTAGAAACGTCCTGTACCTAACATCTGAGGACGCCTGGGAGACTGAGCAACAGCCACGATTTAAGGCTGCTGGTGCAGATATGTCACGCATCCACACTCTGTTTTGGGGCGGCAACGCAGGGTCGCCAGTAATTCCTAAGTTCCCGAAAGAGGCCAAAAAGCTCCACTCGGTTATTCAGCAGGTAAAGCCCGCGCTGATGGTTATTGACCCCATTACCTCGTTCAGTGGCATCGAATCAGGCAACAACCCCACCCAGGTTAGGGGGATGATGGATTCGTTCATCAAAATCGCACAAAGCACCGGAACCGCGTGCCTGATTGTCCACCACTTCAATAAAGGTGGCGGCTCTGCCCGTAGCCTATTCTCCGGCGCCCACTCCTACCTGGATGCCGTGCGTGCGGGCATTGGGTTTGTCTACGACAAAGTACGAGATATGCGCTACCTGGGCGTGGTTAAGGGCAATTACTTACCCAAAGGGGCGGGGTCATTTGCTTGCCACCTAGATGTTAAGACCGTGACACTGGACGACGGCTTTGAACAGACTGTCCCCTACTACACGTCTATCGAACCCTCGGACGTGGACTTTGACGACGTGGTTGAGGGCAAGACGCCAGAGATTGAGTTCCCTGAGCCTACTTCTTCTTCGGCCGATAAGGTCAAAGAACTATTCTATTCTGGAGTAACTTCAGGCGCTGAGATAGCTAGACTGACCGGAATGACGCCTGAAGCCGCTAGAAAGGCCTTAAGCAGGCTTAAGAAAAGTAAGACAATGTAAGACAAACCGTGACATGATTTGTTCGAGTCACGTTCTAACTACGTACTCTGACCTGCAAAAAGACCGAAAACGTGACGCGTGACACCTACACACACTTTATAGGAAAAAAGTGTCACGGTGTCACGTTTTTGACTGCCCACTCCAAAAATGAGATACTTGCCTAGGAGGAACCCATGACCAACATCTGCTCAACCAAAGGGCACCTGCGCGTCGTAGAGCGTGCGCTTGAGGGCTGCGATTACGTGGCACTCGATACCGAGACAACCGGACTAGACCAATGGGCACCGGACTTCGCGCTGACGATGGTTCAGCTAACCATCGTGTCGCTAGTGCCGCAATACTCAGAGCGGACTTACATCGTCCCCCTCGACCACCCGGAGAGCGCGTTCCAGGGGCAGTGGCGGCAGGTGGCCAAGTGGCTGGCGCAAAAACTCCGCCCGCACAGACTGGTTGCCCACAATGCCGTGTATGACCTCATAGCCATTCTGAAAACCACGGGAATTGACCTCTCTGGCTCGCTTGAGTGGGATACGATGATTTCGTCACACTTGCTACGCCCGTCAGACAGAGCTTCAATATCCCTGAAAGACACGGCTGTTCGTGACCTAGGCGTAGCCAAGTGGGACGACGGCATGGCTGCCCAATTCAAGAAGCCAGGCGCATCCAAGAACGTGCCCATGTCAAACCTGGCCGAGTATGGCGCGCTGGACACCGCATACACCTCGCGGTTGTATCGGCTCCATTCAAGCATCCTCTCCCTGGACGAGGACATTGAGATTGAGTTCAAGCGGCTCAGGAACCTCCACGACGCCGTGGCCCTGCCGACCGTGCTAGCAACGATGCAGTTGCAGGTACAGGGCCTCCCTCTTGACCGCGAGTGGATTGAGGAGCGCATGGCAGAGGAGCGGGAGATTCAGGCAAAGGCCATGACCGAGTTCTCCTCCACCTACGACATCGAACTCTGGGAGGGTACAAAGAAAGCCCCACGCAGGACAGAGCCAAGCATACACGCCACTAGCAAATACTTCGTAGCCTGGATGGACCAGGCGGTAATGGACGGACATGCTGCGGTTACGGAATTGACCCCCAAGGGCAAGCCCAAGTGGGATAGGCACGTCATAGCCAAGCAAGTGCGCAATAATCCAGACGGAATCCTCGCCCCCATCCTAACGGCCCGCAAGGCGGGTAAACGCTTGGAATACCTAGGCTCAATGAACGAGTGGGATAGGGGGGGCTGGGTACATCCCAACTACCGCCCAGGCACGCTCACCACGGGACGATTAGCTTCTAGTGACCCCAACCCAATGCAGTGGGAATACGCGCTCAAGCCGGGCATAAAGGCTCCAGAGGGCTACTACGTCCTTGACGCGGACTTCTCCCAGGTGGAGCTTCGGGTGGCCGCTGACGTGGCTCAGATTCACTCGATGGCAGCCGCATACCTGGAGGGCGCTGACATTCACCGGCGCACCGTGGCAAATATGCTCCACAAGCCCGAGAGCGATGTCACCAAGGCAGAGCGACAGCTCGCCAAGGCTCAGAACTTCGGGCTTATCTTTGGGCAGGGCGTGGCATCGTTCAGGGATTTCTCAGAGAAGTCCTATGGAGTGGATTTGACCCTGGAAGAAGCCCAGGAAGCCTACGACAACTGGCATGGGGCATATCCCGAGGTAATTGAGTGGCACAAGGACGTTGAGTACAGGCTGTACAAGGACCGACAGATTACGTCCATCACGGGCCGGATACGCCGGTTCCCAAACCCGTGGGGGGAGAATCGCAACGCGGCGATTAACTTTGGCGTCCAGTCAGTAGCGGGAGACCTGTTCCAGATTGCCCTGGCCAAGCTGACCCAAGAGCGTGCCGAGACGGGCATCCTCCCCATCGCAGTCGTCCATGACTCCATCGTGGCCCTGGTGCCCATTGAGGGCTGGCAGCGGTCAGCACAGCACGTCCGTCAGGTAATGACTGAGTATGCTCCCCGCACCCTGGAAGAGAAGTTAGTCCACCGCCCCCTTTACGCACCATTCGAGGCAGGGCTTGTGGTGGGTACTAGGTGGGGTAAAGACGACATACTTGGAGAGGACGACGAGCTTGTGATACCCTAGTCGCATGGCTCAAACCTTTCTCTGTGACGTATGCCAAGCCGTTGCTGGCAATCCTCCTGTACTACGGTTACAGGCCCATACGTCGGTAATCGCTGGAAACTCCCCTGATGAGGGCTTTGCGGTACTGGATTTCTGTACAGTCAAATGCTTTGACCAAGTAAGCGACGAGGCACTACGCCGAGAGGAGCAGGACGATGCTGGAGATAGTATCGGACAGGATATCCCAGCAGAGTAGCTCTCCCGTAGCGGCCCTCACGGCCCAGACCTGGCTTGAATACCGTACAACTGGAGATAGCTGGAAAAAGTTATCAGCAACTCTAGAGAGTAAAAAAGGCACCTTAGTTGCGGATAGAACTCACTTAGATGTACTGTATAAGCTAACTCAAGAAGTAGAAAACCCTCAAGTACAGTTAGTTGTTTCTGCTAAGAGCATTTTAATGCCTTTTGGAGAGCTGTTAATCCAACAAGGCAGTAAAATAGTTGCAATGGACTTAGAAATCATTTCTATTTCAGAGGATGCTATTGCGGCTAGAGTACCTCAAAGAGGCATGTTATCTGATTTAGCGGCTGGAGCTTCTCTACAGTTCGCAGTGAGGTGGCTAGCCCAATGACCCTTTCCGCCGAAGAGGCCGCTGGCCTAGTTACCTTAGTGGATGCCCTGGACGAGAAAACCATGCGGGGCGTCCACCATGACCGCCTACGTGGGCGCAAGTGGCACGACATTCAGGACAAGGTACGCACCGGCGGCTATGGTGGACAGAAACTGCCCCTCACGGTGGCAGACCTGCGGGCACTCTACAAGGAGTACCTGAAAGAGTATCAGGGAGTAGAGGGAGACCTGTCGGGCCACCAGCGTCGTATGCTGGCCGAAGAGGCCTTTGATATGCAGATTAACGACCTATACAACACTCTCGACCAAATGCTTCCCCACGACCCCCAGCGCGCGCGGATTCATGGGGAGCTTACCCGCATCCAAGCGGCCAAGGCCAAGATTCTCGGATACGAGGCCGCGCTTGACCCCACGGACAAGGTTGTCCAACAGGCTGTCCTAGTGATAGGCAATGACCAGCGCACCTGGATGGAAGCACTCGCCGCAGGGCAGGAGCAACGTCCAATGAGGGAGATTGAGGCATAATGCTCCAACTCACCCGTCCTCCGTGTAACGACGAGGAACTTCATGCCCTAGTAGAGCATATGTGGGGTGTTCGGATTCCCAACACCGTCCATCCCGAATGTGTGGATAAGGGCCATTGTGCCCCTATGGACTGGTTTGCGGCAGTGTTCTTTAAGCGAGCCAAGAGGGCCTTTTCTATGGGTTCTAGGGGCCTCTCAGGGAAAACCTATGCTATGGCCGCCCTCGGCCTGACGATGGCTACGGTACTAGGGGCCTCGGTAACCATTGCCGCAGGCTCAACCCCCCAGACCGAGGCATCCCTTGAGCACATGAAAGCCATGTGGGAGCATCCAACTGCCCCTAGGCACCTACTATCTCGCATAACGGCGGATAAGCAGTACCTAACCAATGGTGCGGTTATCCAGTCCGTCACTTCCTCCGAGCGAGGCCTGCGTTCCAAACACAATGCTGTACTGTTGATTGACGAGATAGATGAGTGGGGAGAGGGGAACGGCCCCAAGGGGTTTACCCTACTAGAATCCGCCCAAGGTATGCCCATGACCCAACCCAACTGGTTCGACATGAAAGTAGGCCCTTACGTAGCGGGAACCTCCACCCTACAGCGCGTGGACGGTCCCTTTCAGAGGTACATTGACCTACTTGAAGATCGGGATGAAAAGCTGTGGGTTTGGTGTTACCGGGAATCTTTGGAAGAAAATGGGGGCTGGCTTACTTGGGAACAGGTAGAGCACAAGAAAGAAACCCTATCCCATGACCGATTCGAGCGCGAGTACGAACTCAACAAACCAGCGGCGGACAACCTAGCCATTGACCCCAACGCGGTGGAGAGCACATTCTCCATGCCAGCGCCGGGCCTCTATGACCAGGTGATTAAGCCCACCAAGGAAAAGGAAGAGTACTTTTTCGAGTCCTACAACTACTCCGATGATTACGTCATAGCAGCCGACTGGGCGCGGGTCAAAGACTTCACGGTCATCTCCGTGTGGAAAACCACAGGATTCCCGCATGTGCCGATGAGCCTGGTCTACTACTACCGAGCCAGGCATGAGTCTTGGCCCGACCAGGTGGACAAGTTCAACAAACTCCAAGAACAGTACAACGCCGAGGGCATCCATGACGCCACGGGCGTAGGTGACGTAGTGGCGGGTTTCGTGGCATCTCCCTCCCGCGTGTGGAACTTCAAGATGGCTGGAGAGAAGCGCACCAACATGCTCAACGATGCCATCAACGGCATTGAAAAGGGGAGGATGCGCTCCCCCAGGATTAAGTCACTGTACGAGGCCACGCGCTATGTCACCTACGACGACCTGTTCCGCGTGGGCGATAAGTATCACTTGCCCGATGAGTTCTGCTCCCTGGCCCTGGCCTACCAGACCCAAGCCTACAAGGCAGTAGGCGCTGCTCCCATAGGGTTCCCCCGCACTGAGGCCAAGTTCGACATTGAACGTCCCCGGCTGTACGAGCCAGGCACTAAGAAAGAGCCTAGCGAGTCCAATGAGGAAGCATGGGAGTATGACCTAGCTCTGACCGCTGACTCTTGGTTAGATAGTGGGTACAACCGGCTATACTAGCAGGTATGTCTATCTCTAGAAGAGTACCTTGGCCTACCCATGAGTATGATGCCACCCCTAAGAGCTATGTAGATTTCCTATCGGATGAGTTAAACAGGGCAGGAACTCTAGTCTTCGACACCCTTGAAGACATGAATCGGACTCGACCCAAGGATGGGCAGACGGCCTGGGTAGTCGAAGAATCTTCCATGTACACGGGAGTAGACGGAGAGTGGATTCTCACAGCCGGAAGTTCTACCGGAGGCGCCTACTTCCGCTACATTAAGGATGAAATAGAAGGCGGTATCAGTGATTTTCAAGCCTACATTGAAGGTCTATTAGAGAGTTTAGACCCCTTTACGGATGACGAACGAGCAGCTCTAGAGCAGAGCATCATAGATGGATATAAAGCCTTCCTAGACGCTGCTTTACAAGCCTATATGACAGAAATGGCCATTAGAGAGCTTATTGAAGATGAGCTTGAGTCAATAGGCACTCGAATAGAAGAGGCAGACGAGCGCAATAAGAAAGCCAGAGAGCTGCTACAGCACGCTCTACTGAGGGAACTCTCTGAGAGCCTTGCCAATGCTGACCTTGTCTCTAGGGAAGAGTATGAAGAAGCTCTAAATGACACCCTGACCATAATAAAGGGCAATACAAAAGTATTTTATCAGGATAATGCTCCAACCATTACACCTGACTTGGCCAACGGCAGCGTATGGATGGCCCCCTCTGGAAAGATGTTCATCTTTAACGAGTCCGTAGGGGAATGGCAATACTATGAGGTATATAAAGACCTAACCAGTCTACAAGATGACATAGATAGACTTGAGGGCAAGGTAATGACGGGCACTGGGGGTACTCGGCTCTTCTATCAGAGCTATGCCCCCTCTTCGACTGAGGACCGCCCCCTGGTGGTTGGAGATACCTGGTTTAACATCGGGCAGGGCTATGCCATGCGTCGTTGGGATGGAACCACCTGGTCAGAGGTGAAACCTGAGCTAAATGCCCTTGGAAATTCCGTATCGAATGAAATAGACTCTGCCACTCTGCTTGCTCGCTCCAAGAGCGCTACGTACTACCAGCCCAATATCCCTTCCCACGCGGATGCCCAAGCCAAAAACAGGCAGCAGCTTGAGGAGCATGACACTTGGTACGACACCTCCAGGGGCGTATGGTTCTCTTACGAGGAGAGCGAGGTCACGGGACTGGGCACGTTCGGGGGAACCGTTCCCCAGTGCCACCCCGCCCTCACCTGGAAGACAGGAGTGGCCCAGGTGTCCAATCTACCCACCACGGGAAATACCTTAGGGGATGCCCGCGTGGTAACGGCCACCAAGACCTCTTATGTGTGGGATGGTAGTGCCTGGCGTGAGGTGAATTGGACCCAAGGTCCCGCAGGTCCGCCAGGGGCTACGGGTTCTGTGGGAAATACAGGCCCCAAGGGGGAAACGGGACCCATAGGTCCCGCCGGACCTGTAGGACCTGTTGGTCCAGTGGGGCCAGCGGGCACGGGTCTCAATATCAAGGGCACGGTAATTAGCTCTAACCTACTGCCCAAGACGGGGCAAGTATTGGGAGATGCCTATGTAGTTGAAATCACTAGCCACTTGTGGGTATGGTCGGGAGCGGAGTTTACGGACTTGGGCTCTATCGTAGGGCCCCAGGGCCCTCAAGGTATTCAAGGACCTACCGGCCCCGTGGGACCCATTGGCCTGACAGGTCCTATTGGACCCCAGGGTATTCAAGGTCAAACAGGTCCCGTTGGCCCCCTAGGTCCCACGGGTCCCATAGGTCCTATAGGACAAACAGGTCCTACAGGTGCCCTTGGCCCTGTCGGTCCCGTAGGTTCCCAGGGTCCAATAGGTCCTCAAGGGGTCCAAGGTATCCAAGGTTTTCAGGGACCTGTTGGACCCGAAGGACCAGAAGGTCCAATAGGTCCCGAAGGATTAGTAGGAGATAGAGGACCCGAAGGACCTCCAGGGCCTGCCGGACCAGTCGGACCAGCCGGGCCTCAAGGTGTTCCAGGTAATGAGGGCCCTCCGGGACCTGAAGGCAAGCAAGGCTCACAAGGACCCGCCGGGCTGGGAATCCACCTGCTTGGCGCCTTTGAGACATTAGATGACCTTCACGCTTATGAGGCCGACCATAAGCAGGGAGATGCTTATCTCATCGAATCTACAGGAGACTTCTACCTGCGTGTCCAATATGACTACTGGGAGGAGGGATACTGGGCCAACATTGGAAAGTTGCAAGGACCTCAGGGCATCCAAGGTCCAGCAGGCATCCGAGGCCCTGAAGGTCCTTACGGTCCTCAAGGGAGTACAGGGCCTGACGGAGCCACCGGAGCTACAGGCCCCCAAGGCCCCGAAGGACCTGCTGGACCTTCCATCAAGATGATGGGATGGCGTGCCACTTATGAAGACCTGCCACACGGCGAGTTAAAATGGGGCCTGCAGGACGGAGCGGATGAGGACTCGGGCAAAGCCTGGACAGTGGGAACCGGGTCAGAACTCTGGGTGTGGCACTCCGAGGGATACTTCCGAAGTTATGGTGAGATTCGAGGTCCCGAAGGCCCGCTTGGACCTACGGGAAGTACGGGACCCCAAGGCATTCAAGGCAACTCAGGCCCTCAGGGTTCTGAAGGTCCCGCAGGGCCTCAAGGCAGTGCGGGCCCAGTTGGACCCTTAGGTCCCATAGGCACGCGAGGCCCCGCAGGGCCCGTGGGACCGCAAGGGCCCGTCGGAATGATCGGACCTGCAGGCACAGGATTCCAAGGGCCCGAAGGCCCCCCAGGGCAGCGAGGACCTGAGGGCCCAGAGGGACCCTTAGGTCCGGCAGGACCCGAAGGACCTCCAGGTGCGGGTATCACCGTCGTAGGAAACCTACCCTCCGAGACTTCTGCCAAACCCGACCGAGAGTACTCGGCTGGAGACACGTTCCTACTGGACACACCCACAGGAGCGGGCCTGGTCTATGATGGCACAGCCTGGCAGGTACGGGAACTGGTTACAGCCATCCCTGGTCCTCCCGGGGAGCGCGGCCCAAGTGGAGAAGACGGGATGCCCGGCCCCAGGGGCATTAACCTACAGCCCTCCGTGCTGTTTTCCAGGGATGACTTACCGGATGCCCCTGACGTGGGAGACGCTTACATCATTGATGATGGAACTATCTACTCTTTCGAGCGAGACGAACTAAAGGGAGATAGAGGGGAGCAAGGGGTAGGGGTAGAAGACATAATCCCCTGGTTCAGACTGACTAACTCTGCCACCTCACCCGATTTCGGACTAGATGGCATACCCGTACCGTATTGTACTGAGAACGACTCTACTTCATTCACACCTGCCCTAGCGGGCTACCCCGTCAGAATTGAGGTAGTCAATGGAGACCCCTGGCTGACTGGGGTCGGCACAGCCGCTCCCGTGTCTCTATCTAAGGTTATTCCCAACACATTCACGGCTAACGATGTCATGCACTTCTCCTTTGAGGCATATGCGCTCACTCCCGGCACCTGCACAGTCAGGTTACGCCTAAGTCCAGACGGATTCAATGGAGGGCAGACTTCAGACACTAGCCCTGTAATCTCATTGACCACTACTCCTACCACCTATTACGGAGCGATTAAGTTCCCAACTGTTTTACCCAATGACCAGTGGTGGCTATACTTTACTGGAGTAGGAGGAGCCGCCCCAGCAGCAGGTAAGGTCTACTACCGCAATCTGCGGGTGACTGTAAACGGGTATGTGCCCAAACCCTTAACTTTGACTACCAACTTAAACCATCTTTGGGTAGTAGAAGAAACTAAATTAACAGACGGTACTTCCCTCTATAGCACTCCTAGCCTACGAAGTGTAAGAGGAAGCAATGGAGCCACAGGAGCCGTGGGACCTCAAGGACCCCAAGGCCTACCTGGCGACGTAGGCCCAGAGGGCCCACAGGGTCGCGATGGAGCGGGCATTATGGGCCCGTTTTCTTTCGTTGTCAAGGAGGATGGTATACTCTACTTTCAGACAGATACCCTTTCCAGTGGCGCCTTGCCCTTTAGATTTGATGAGGTTACAGGGATGCTTTATTATCAGACGGAGCTATCAGCATGGCAGTAGTTGAAGTACCTATTGGATACATTAGAGGACCTCAAGGACCCAAAGGTGACAAGGGGGATAAAGGCGACAAGGGGGATACGGGCAGCCAAGGACCTAGTGGCACGATTACTAGTGCTACTGTTACTGGCCTAGCC